GCCAAGCAAGCCAAGGTAATACATTTGTGATCACAAAAGGGTGTGGGGCAGTTACATTTGTGATCACAAGAGGGTGGGCATGGGGGTGCGGGGGTATCCTTGTGTATGTACAATGCGACTAAACACTTTCTCACAAAAATTTTCTAGATGTAAAAAATAAAGCACACCAAGGAATTAACCAAGGTGTGCTGCACAACCATACATAGGTGGATCTGGACTTGTCTTAAGTAAGATAACTATTAATAATATTACTTAAATAGTACTATAGGTATATACTCCCCGAAGCTACTAAAGCTATTATACCATACTTTAGCACCTCTGTCAAGACATAATAGTTAAAATAATAATTTATTTATTTATTGTCACTTTAGGGGTTGACACAAGGTTAAATTTATGGTATACTTGTGGTTATGATTCGTTCTTATTAATAATAATATAAAGAAGTAACATAAACCATGATGTTCTCCCTAAGTCAGATCAAAAGTGCTAACGGTAAACCAAGAACCAAAAGCCTATTCTATGAGTTATCCTATGATGATCCATCTGAGTCACTATTCACATTGAAAGAACGAGACATAGAAGTCAGGGGTCAGCAAATGCTATCCCTTCAGCAACTCTACGTATCAATGGTTCCAAGTGATCCCACTGAGTATGAGTTTGCTATGACAGTATTTGGTTCATGGGACTGTTGGCAAGCCATGAACAGGTCTCCTTACCTTAAGCCACACATAGCTAAGTGGAGAGCAGAAGCTGAAGTTAAGGTTAAGTCAGAGGCAATTAAAGCTATAGCACAAGAGATGAAGGAGGGTGGACGTAGTTCCTTCTCCGCAGCCAAACTATTACTGGAAAAGGGTTGGCTAGATAAAGAAGCAGCTTCTAAAGCTAAACAGAAATTAAAAGAAAAAGAAGAGAAAGAACTAGACAAACAGGCACTCATGTTATTGTCTGAGGATGCTAACAGGTTAGGGATCAAGGTAAACTAAGTATGGCTAAGACACCATCAGTAACAACTATCGCATCAGGTTATGCCTCCACAACAACACTTAATGAAAATTTTGAATCTTTACGAAATGGATTTAATAATGTTGTTTCATTAGATGGAAGCACACCTAATACTATGACAGCAGACTTTGACCTGAATGGTAATGATCTGCTTAATGTTAGTGGTGTATACGTAAACGGAAATAACATACTTAATCTACTAGATACAGTAACTGTCAGCACATCAGCACCATCAGGAGGAAACGATGGTGATGTCTGGTTCAAAGTCTCATCATAACTAGGAAAAACAAAGGAACGAAACAATGGCTGCACTTTCAGACTACGCAGAAAACTTAGTACTTAATTGGCTTATGAGAGGCGAAGGTGAAACATCTCACCCGACCTCATGGCACATAGGTTTATTTACCGCTGCCCCAAACGATACAGGTGGAGGAACCGAAGTTTCAGGTAGTGGGTATGCTCGTCAAGCCTGTACTTGGGCTTCAGCTTCAGGAACAGGTGGTACGACATCTAATGAAGCAGTTGAAACCTTCACAGCTTCAGGCGGTTCTTGGGGATCAGTTACGCACATCGGCATTTTCGATGCAAGTTCATCAGGAAACCTGCTCTGGCATGGAGCACTAACTTCGTCTAAAACAGTGGCTGACGGAGATAGTCTTCAGTTTGCCATAGGAGCTATTGACTTAACTCTAGCTTAATAGAAAGAGTACCTTATGGTTAAGCTAGTCAACAGAGCCAAGATGACCACCAGTACCACTGGCAGTGGGACAATAACTCTTGGCTCTGCCTCGGATGGGTATCAGTCGTTCGCATCGGCAGGGGTGAGCAATTCTGATGTCGTGAGATTTGTCATAGAAGATGGTGATGCTTGGGAGCTAAGTTCTGGAACTTACACGGCCTCTGGGACTACTCTTTCACGAACACTTGGCGAAAGCAGCACGGGCAGTCTGTTAAACCTCACTGGCAATGCGGTGGTGTTTATCACGGCGGCGGCGGCTGATATTGGTGGTGGCGGCTCAAGTTTTACAAGTATTGTAGAAAATTACAGTAATGGTACTGCACCAAGTGTAACAGGAAATGACAGTGTGGGGATTGGTGATAATGTTACTGTTTCTGCAAATGATAGTTACGCAATTGGTCATTATGCAACTTGCGCAGGACCACTGTCAATTGCACTTGGTCTGCAAGCTAACGTGTTGAGTGGAGCATCTCAAGCAGTCGCTCTAGGTGATAATGCGACCGTCAATGCAGGAACATCAGGGGTCGCATTGGGGACGAGTTATGTTTCAGCGACTGATGCTTTTGCAGCGGCTATTGCAAACAACTCCTCTAGCTATGGTGCTACTGGTGCTAATAGTATTGCGATGGGGTATAAGGCGAAGGCAACTGGCAGTTACTCAGAAGCCATAGGCTTTCAGGCGCAAGCCACAAATACACACTCGGTTGCTATCGGCAGAGGGACAAACTCTAGCGGAGCCTCTGGGAGCGTGGCGATTGGCTACTACGCAGATGCAGATGGAGAATCTTCTCTTGCATTAGGGCATCGGTCAAAAAGCAGAATGATTGGTGAACTGGCTTTTGCCAGTCATAGCATTAGCGGAGATACTGGGGCCAGTCAGACGGCGATAAGAGTTCTAGTTTCAGCCACCACAGATGCAACTGCCGAGGCCATGACAACAAACGATAGTACTGCATCTACAGACAACCAAATAGTCTTACCCAACAACTCAGCCTTTGCATTCCACGGCACTATCGTAGGCCGTCAGCAAGCGGCTGATGGTACAGCTTGTGCTGCATGGAAAATTGAAGGGTTAATTCGCAGAGAAGCTAATGCTGGCACAACTGTCCTAGTAAACTCAGCCACTACTGTCTTAGACAACACACCGTCTTGGGGGATGGCACTATCTGCTGACACAACAAATGGTTGCTTAAAGATTGAGGTAACTGGTGCAGCCTCCACAGACATCAGATGGGTCGCTACGATCCACACCTCAGAAGTAACTTACGCCTAAAAGGAGATACCAATGGCTATTCAACACAACATCTCTGAGGCAAATTCCCAATACGGTATTTCGTTTTCAGGGGCTTACTACCGCATCGTGACAGCGGCTGTCAGTCGTCAACGTGGGTCAGACCCAAAGTTCTCAGTAATGATTGACTTGTCAGCTTATGCGACAGCAACACCCACGGATGATACCAGAGAGGTGAATTTCCTCCGCTTGAATTGTCCTTTAGACACCATCAATTCTGCGAGTGGCGATGCCTTCCTCGACAAATGCTATTCTTGGGCAATGACACAAATGGACGGATCAACGGCGGTATAAATCATGAGCCTCACGATAAACCATCAGACGAATGACATCTCGGCTTCCTCTGGCAGCATGACCATTGATGGCTCTGCCGTTGGCGGTGGTGGTGGAGCCGTGGTATACGCTACGGCTGACTTACTACCCTTGTCAGGTAATAGTGCAGGAGATATGGCTTACGTAACGGCTACTAATAGGTTCTACATAAATAATGGATCAGGGTGGTATTCTGTAAGCCTCGTTAATACTAATCCTAATATTACCTCTGCTCAAGATGCCTCATCAAATACTACTCCGTTTACTTTAACAACAGATGGTACAGCTACAGTTATTACGATTACTGCAAGCGATCCCGAAGAAGTCCCTATAACATATGCGTATAGTGTAACTAGCGGCTCTTTGACCAATGGCGGCGGTACGACAGCTACAGTCTCGCAGGGTACTGGGGCTAACGTAAATAAATTTACTGTGACGCCCTCAACGACAGCGGCATACGCTGGGACATTTACGCTTACCTTCACAGCGTCTGACGGGATTAATCAGGCCACAAGTGCTAATAGCTTTACCCTAAACTTTATTACGACGATTACTGACTCTAAATACACTACAATGCTTGCTCAAGCGGTTGGCGCAAATAACGGCACTAACTCTTCACTCACTGATAGTTCTTCTAATACTGCTACTATTACAAACACAGGTACTCCTGTAGCAGGAACATTCTCACCTTATCGCTCTGGTGGGTACAGCACCAACTTTGTCACTTCTAGCTACCTCACTTCTGGTATGACTGCTCTATCTACGTCAAATTATACTATAGAATGTTGGGTTAATTTTAGGGCGTTAACAGGCTCCCCTTGGATTCTAGAAGGCAGGTATGATGCTTCAAATAATAGTTATGGGAACGGTGGCCTTGGGATAAGGCTTGAAAGTTCAGGTAAGTTGAGGGCTTACCATAGTTCAAGTTATATAGACGGTACTACTGTATTAAGTTTAGATACATGGCATCACGTTATGGTTGTGCGGTCAGGCACAGGTACAAATGAATTTAAAGTATATTTAGATGGGAATTTAGAAGTTCAAGGGACAGACGCAAATTCCAAGACTTGCACGCACTTCAAAGTAGGCGCTGCTTATACTGGGGGTAATAACCCAAAAGCGCATATTCGTGACCTCAGAATATCCAATACCGCAAGAGCTACTACTTCCCCCACAGAACCTGTCGAAGCAGATAGTAATACGCTTTGGTTAGGCTGTAATAAGCAATACATTGTTGATGTATCAGCGAGTAGTAACAGTGTAACAGTAACTGGTGATGTCGCAACCAAACCAATCGGCCCATACGACTCTGAAGAATATGCGGCAGCCGATCACGGCGGCTCTATATATTTTGACGGCAGTTCGGGCGCATCGTTCTCTCAGATTAACTTAAGCAGCACATATACAGTTGAGTGTTGGTTTTATGCAACGAGTACTGATCAGTGGCAAACTTTATTTTGGACTGCCTCTCCATTTAATCAATTCCTTGTTCGTTGGACTAGCTCTGGGGTAGAACTTCAATACTATACAAAAATAACACACCAGACAAAGACTGCTCTCAACACTTGGAACCATGCCGCATTAGTATCTGATGGGACTGATGTTTATCTGTATCTCAATGGAGAGAGGTCAACTAACTCTGTATCAGCTACCACCAACTCATTTAGTGTTAACTACTTAGGGTGGCGCAACGGCGAAGAGTTTACGGGTAATATAGCTGACACAAGGATTATTGACGGAACAGCAGTCTATTCGGGGGCTAGTTTTACACCACCAGCAGCCCCTCTATCGTCCTCTGGGACAGACATTCACCTCAAAGGTACAGACGCTTCAATCATCGACAAGTCTGGGTCTACCCTTTTAACGCTTGGGGGGGATGCTAAATGCACCACTACCCCTGTTCGGTCAGGACAATTTGCTAACAGCAAATCCATGTATTTCCCCGGCTCGACTGATTACATCACAACACAAAATCTTCCTGCTCTTGGAACCTCTGATTTCACTGCCGAAGCATGGGTATACGAAACCTCACAAGGCTCGTGGGGTGTGGTTATTGACTGGAGGGAAGAAAGTAACACAGACGGTTCGGTGCTTCGCATAAACAATGGAGTTTTAAAGTGGGAGTATCTCGGTAGCTCCCGAATCACAGCAGGGACAACTTTTTCCACCAACACATGGTATCATGTGGCAGTATCAAGATCGGGGTCTAGTACAAAATTGTTCATCAACGGCAGCCAAACTGGCTCGACGTATTCAGATACGCATAACTATCCCACCTATGAAGATAGACCCATTATGGGAACAAATGGATATGCCCCTACGAGCGGTTATGATTTCACGGGCTATCTCCAAGATGTACGAGTGACTGTGGGTAAAGCCAGATATACGTCTAACTTCTCTGTACCAACCGCACCACTTGAGGGCTAAAATGTTAGGTTTCAGAGGCCAAGCTGCGACATACCCGTCATTGCGTTGTCTAAATGGAAAACAAGATCAATGGTGGGATCAAAGATATTGCCACTATGATTGAGGCATACGACAATATCAAAGTGAAGCAAGGCATCGACGAGTGGGATGAAACAACATTTAAGCAAGAAGAAAAACGTCACCATGTGAGGCGTGGATTTGAGCTAATGTATCGAAACCTCATGGACGGCAGTCGTGCTTCGACAGCGACCATAGAGTATATGTGTCAATACGGCGTCCATCCTCAAGTTGGTTTGACGGAGATGACAGGGTGAATATGACAAGTGATGAAGTAACTGCCCAAGTTTCAGCTTATTACGACAAAATGCAAGGTTAAAAAGGCAACATTATGGCTAATGTAAAACTATCAGAACTCACAGCAGCCTCAGCAGCAGCCGCAGCTAATGAGTTCGAGATCAATGAGGCAGGGACATCTAAGAAAGTTACTGGTACACAGATCAGTACATTTGTCAGGGGTAATATTGTTACTGCTGACTTAAGTGATACATCTGTTACAGCCGCTGAATTAAACTATCTGTCAGGTGTCACAAGTGACGTACAGACACAACTTAATGGTGCAGGTGGCGGTCTTTATAAAGGTGAGAATGGTGAAACAGGTGGTTCAGCAGGAGACATCTTTAGGATTAACGAACAAACCCTAAACACCAGTACAACCATTGACGCAGACGAAAATGCTAATGCAACTGGCCCACTAGCCATTGCATCGGGTGTCACTCTGACTGTCACAAGCGGAGGGAACTTGTCCATTGTCTGAGGTTAGAACAAATACAATAAGTGCAGCTAATGGGACTGACCCTGTTACGCTGACAAAGCAGAGTGCGGCGAAGGCTTGGGTTAATTTTAATGGGACTGGGGTTGTTGCTATTCGTGACAGTCAAAATGGCAGTAGCATTACAGACTTAGCGGCTGGAGAATATACCTTTAATTTTACGTCTAATATGGATAATTCCAACTATGGTACAAATGTAACTTCGGCTTCAAACTCAAGTTACAATAGAGACGGTGTGCAAATAGCCTGTATTGCCAGTAATTTAACTGTTCCGATGACAAATGCTTCCGATGTATCAATGATGACTTCTGGTGCAGCTAACGGCAATGGTAGTGACACTGGCGCACAGTGCTGCAACATAACTGTCCACGGAGACCTAGCATGAGTACAATAACAGTCACCAACATCAAAGCCACAGGTGAAACAGCTAGTCGTGCAGTCTCAGGGGTTGCTGCGGCTTGGATAGACTTTGATGGAACTGGAACAGTTGAAATAAAAGATAGTTTAAACGCAACCTCACTTGTTGATAACGCTACAGCAGATTATAGTTTTAGTTACGTTTCCAACATGGCTACTACGTCTTATGTTACTGCATTTGGCGGTGCAAACCCTAGAGGTGGTACAAGTTGGGGTAAAATTACAACAGAAAAAACTAGGGCCACTGGTTCTATGCGTGTTGTAAGTTCTTCTTTAAATCAAACCGCTACAGACCACGAAGTTTGCAATACAGTTTTTTTTGGAGACTTAGCATGAGTACACTGAACGTTTCCAACATCACAGATGGCACAACAACAGTCGACACAAGCTATGTGGTCAATGGGTCAGCTAAGGCTTGGGTTAATTACAACATATCTACAGTTCAGGATAGCTTAAATGTCTCGTCGTTGACTGACAATGCACAAGGCGATCACACGGCAAACTTCTCAAATTCTTTCTCTTCTGCCAACCACGTTCCTACAACTGGAGGCCGCTTCGACAGCAGCTTTCATGGCCTTGTTTCTGTTGGAGATCGGGCGGCTGGCTCTGTTGATCTTTTTGGTATGACGGGTGGTAGCACAGCTACTTATCTAGGCTCAAGCTACAAGTCCGACATAGCACTTGTGGCAGCAGCAGTACACGGAGACTTAGCATGACCCACGGACACCTATGGGACCGCCTAGCCGAAGCTAAGTCTCGCCTTGCACCTGTGCAGTCAAAGTATCGTGTGGTCTTTGAAGACCCTGCCACACCAGACGAACCTGCCAAGGTTTTATGCCCTGATCCGAATTGGTTGGCCTGTGCATTAGAAGGCAACATCTTGCCACCAATTGACACCTACCAACGTGACAGAGATGTGGCTGACGGACAGCCAAAAGAACACCCATACGCAGAACCCATTGGCTCTATGTCAGAAGAAGAAGCCATTGAGTATCTCATAATGAAAGACATCGACCCTGCTGTTTGGCAGGAATACCGAGGTAACAGAACAATTATGAAGATTGTACCTGTTGAGTTAGTTCCAAGTGACAGATCATTTAGAAATGCTTGGAAGATTAAACAAGAAGCTGACGAGAGGATTGCAGCATGACTACAACTTATATTAACATCAATGGGGATGTTCGTGATGCAGCATCTCTTACTGTCCCATCAGATCGTACTTTTCGTGGGGCTTGGCAGTTTACAGGTAGTGCCGTTACAGTAGATATGACAGCAGCTAAAAACATTCATAAGGACAAACTACGGGCTGAACGCAAGCCACGTTTGGAAGCACTAGATGTGTCTTACATGAAGGCTCTTGAGTCTGGCTCAGGTGCAGGTGCTATTGCCACACAGAAGGCAACCCTTCGTGACATTACGGTTGACAGTCGTATCGCAGGAGCAAGCACACCTGATGAACTTAAAGCACTGGATTTGGCTACCCTACTAGGAGAATAGTAGACTCCTATGTTAGGCTTTTCACCATTATCTTCTGGCCCACTAGGGTCAACAGGTGCAGCTAGTTCTTCTGTTGACGGTTTCCGTATTACAGAAGCATCAGATAGCCGTATCCTTGAGAATGGTGATACAAGGGTAACTGAAAATTTTGCAGGGGCTGTACACAGTGCTGCTTCCGTTTTAACAGCCACAGGAACTTTAGCAGCTTTAGGAGTAAGGGTACAGCCTTTAGCAAGTGCTTTAAGTTCTACAGGAACACTGGCTGCTATAGGAGTAAGAGTACAGCCTTTAGCAAGTGCTTTAAGTTCTACAGGAACTTTAGCAGCTTTAGGACTAAAATCTCAACAAGCCTTAAGTGCTTTAAGTTCTACAGGAAGTCTGTCTTCTGTAGCTTCAAAAATCCAACAAGCTACTTCTGCCTTAAGTACTCAAGGTTCAAAAGTAGCAGCCTCCACATTAGGTCTTGTTAGTTCAGCTAACTTAAGTTCTTCTACTAGCCTAGTCTCAGTATCCACTAAAACTCAACAAGCAGAAAGTTCTTTAAATTCTACAGGAACACTAGCTGCTTCAGGAGAAACTACATCAAACCTCTTAGGTGAGGTTAGTCTAACATCTACAGGAAGTCTAACAGCTTCAACTATAAGCATACAGCAAGGTTTAAGTTCTTTAAATGCTGCTGGAACTTTAGCTGCTTCAGCAGAAACTACAACAAGACATGTAGGTGTTTCTTCTTTAAGTGCATCTTCTGGTTTAACTTCTGAAGCTACACTTACACAACCTTTAGTTTCAAGTTTAACTAGCTCAGGTTCTTTTTCAGCCGAAGCTACTAAAACACAGCAAGGACTAAGTACCTTAAGTTCTACAGGAAATGTAGTTTCTTTAGGTAGTCTTATACAAGAAGCTGCTAGTTCTTTGTCAGCAGCAGGTTCCTTAGAAGCACAGGCTACAGTAGTTGGTAATATACTCCCTGCTGAATCTTCTTTAACTGGAAGTGCTACAGTATCTGCAACAGGCTCAAATGTTGTTTACGCTGAGTTTGGTGGCGTAGACACAGAAATTACAAGAATAACTGAGGACGGTAATACAAGAGTTACCGAAGACAGTAATGTTAGAATTACCTTTGAACTTACTAACTCAGCCATAAGTTCTATAACATCTCAGCCAACCTTTATTCTATTCTCATCGACAGCTTATATTAAAGAAAATGGTGTATGGAAAGTATTTGATCCTTATGCTAAATACGAAGGTTCTTGGGTAGAACCTGAAAAGGTCTACTACAAGGAAGGTACATCATGGCGAAGAGCACACTAAGTGAAGGCAGTTGGACTATGACTAAATCAATACCTATTAGTTTTATCTTAGCCATCATTGGTCAGACAATAGCTCTAGTCTGGTATGTCTCTAGTTTAGATAATTCCATAGAAAATAATAAAAAAGATTTAATTAAACATGAGACAAGAATAGAAGCCTTAGAAGCCGTTGTTCAAAGTCAAGCTGTTACACTTGGTCGTATGGATGAGAACATTAAAGCTATAAGAGACTCAGTGGAAAAGATGGCAAATAGGGATACGGAGCAATAAATTAAGTGGCTATCAGAGAACAAATAAAAACAGCTGCTGAAAACAGTTTAGTTACATTTATTAATCTGGTAGCTCCTGAACAGGTGCTTGGGCAATGTCACGAAGATGTCTGTGAGTGGTGGACAAGACAGGATGCTAAACCATTCCAACTTCTTTTGTTTCCAAGGGATCACGGTAAGTCAAGATTAGTAGCTTACAGGGTAGCTTGGGAACTAACTAAAGACCCAACACTTAGAATACTTTACATATCAGCTACAGCTAACCTAGCTGAAAAACAATTAGGGTTTATTAAAAATATACTAACCTCTAAGATATATCGTATGTACTGGCCTGACCATGTACACGAAGAGGAAGGTAAAAGAAAAAAGTGGACAGGCTCAGAGATAATGCTTGACCATCCACTTAGGGAGAAAGAAAATGTTCGTGACCCTTCGATCTTTACTGGTGGGCTTACTACTTCGCTTACGGGACTACACTGTGACATTGCTGTCTTGGATGATGTCGTGGTGTATGAAAATGCTTATACGGGTGAAGGACGCAATAAAGTTAAAAGTCAATACTCTCTTCTCTCGTCTATTGAAGGTGCTGAAGCTAAAGAGTGGGTCGTAGGTACAAGGTATCACCCATCTGATTTGTACCAAGAGCTTCAACAAATGGTTGAAGAAGTCTTTGATAAGGACGGTAATCAAATAGGTGAAGAAAGTATTTACGAAACCTTTGAGCAACCCGTAGAAGGCAGGGGTGATGGAACAGGGGAGTTTCTTTGGCCTCGACAACAACGTAAAGATGGGAAATGGTTTGGGTTCGATATTGCAATTCTTGCTAAAAAACGAGGCAAGTACTTGGATAAAGGTCAATACCGAGCACAGTATTACAACGATCCATCTGACCCTGACAATGTTCCTGTAGGTAAAGAAAAGTTTCAGTACTTCGATAGGAAACACCTACGTCAGGAAAATGGTTACTGGTACTTTAGAGATGAAAGACTAAATGTATATGCAGCAGTTGACTTTGCATTTAGTTTGTCTAAGAGAGCCGACTATACAGCTATTGTTGTCGTAGGGATAGATGCTGACAATAACATTTATGTCTTAGATATTGACAGGTTTAGGACGGACAGGATTACTGAGTACTTTGAACACATACTTCATCTATCTACTAAGTGGTCATTCCGTAAACTAAGGGCTGAAACAACGGTAGCTCAGGTAGCTATTGTTAAACAACTAAAAGAACTAATCAAACAACACGGCTTATCTATTAGTATAGATGAGTACAGACCTAACAAAAACCAAGGTAATAAGCAAGAACGTATATCTTCTATCTTAGAACCTCGTTACGATAACATGGCTATATGGCACTACAGAGGCGGCAATACTCAAGTACTTGAAGAAGAACTATCTTCTCGTAACCCACCACACGACGATGTAATTGATGCCTTAGCATCTGTGGTGGACATGGCAGTAAAACCCTCTCGCACTGTACGTAGAAACACAGATAACGTAGTACAGTTTAATCAAAGATTTGGTGGAGTTTCCTTCTAATGTCTGGAACAACGATTGACCTTGACACACTTATCGAACCTCACGCAATAGCCTCAGATATTGCTGATCGTTGGACTACGTGGAATAACTCTCGTCAACAAAAAATTGAAGAGTGGAAAGAACTGCGTAACTACCTGTATGCTACTGACACTCGTACTACATCTAATAATAAACTACCTTGGACTAATAGTACAACCACACCTAAGCTAACACAGATTGCTGATAACCTTCACGCTAATTATTTCTCAGCCTTGTTTCCTCAGAAGCGTTGGTTTAAGTTTGAGGCTAATGACCAAGAGTCAGACATCAAAAGTAAACGTGATGTTATTCAGGCTTACATGGAAAACAAAGTCCGTCAGTCAGACTTTGAGAATACAACGGGCCGACTAATTAATGACTACATCCAGTATGGTAACTGCTTTGCTACTGTTGATTTTGTCAGGGACTATACTGAGTACGAAGACGGTGAACGTGCAGTAAACTATGTTGGCCCTAAGCTAGTACGTATATCTCCCTTTGATATTTGCTTTAATCCCTTAGCTCCATCCTTTGCTGACTCACCTAAGATTATTAGGTCAGTTCTTACTAAAGGTGAAATCAAACGTAAGATAGAGGAGACTGTTGACAATGAGTATATGACAGGCATCTTTAATCGTATGATGTCTAATCGTGTGTCTTACTCAGGTTCTAACATAGATGTGCATAAGGCTCATGGTTTCTTAGCTGATGGTTTCTCAGATATTAAACAGTATTATGAATCAGACTATGTTGAAATCCTTACGTTCTACGGTGACATCTATGATGGTGACACAGGTGACTTCCACAAGAACCGTGTGGTAACAGTAGTTGACAGAGCATATGTTTTGTCTAACGAACAGAACCCTAGTTGGTTAGGTAAGGCTCCTGTCTTCCATGCAGGTTGGAGAGAACGTCCTGACAACCTATATGCTATGGGGCCACTAGATAACTTGGTCGGTATGCAGTATCGTATTGACCACTTAGAAAACCTTAAGGCTGATGTCTTCGATCAAATTGCATACCCAATTCTTAAGATACGAGGTGATGTAGAGGATTTCGACTTTGAACCAGCAGCACGTATTTACATGGGTGAAGAGGGTGACGTAGGCTACCTAGCTCCTGACGCAACAGCACTTAACGCTGACTTCCAGATTCAAAACCTTGAAGGTAAGATGGAAATGTTAGCAGGTGCTCCAAGGGAAGCTATGGGTATCCGTAGTGCAGGTGAGAAGACAGCCTTTGAGGTTGGTCAGCTTATGACAGCCGCAGGTCGTATCTTTCAACACAAGACAGCACACTTTGAAAGAGTATTCCTTGAGCCAATTCTTAACTCAATGCTTGAGGCTGCACGTAGGAACATGGACTATGCTGACACAGTACGTGTACTGAACGAGGACAGTGGTCTATTTTTCTTTGAGGAAATTACCAAGGAAGACATTAAGGCTAACGGCAAGATTATCCCTATGGGTGCTAGACACTTTGCTGAAAGAGCACAGAGAGTACAAAACATTACTCAGTTGTATCAGCTTAAACTGTCTGACCCATCTATTGCTACACATATGTCAGGTAAAGAGTTTGCTCGTATATTGGCTGATGAACTTGGTGAGCCAACCTTGTTCTCAGAAAATGTAGCTGTAACTGAACAAATGCAAACACAAAGGATTGCAATGGAAGCTCAGGTACAGTTTGAAGAAGAGCAAGAAATTGCAGCAGAAAAAGGATTGTAGGATGCCTTATAAAAAAGGTAAAGTCAAAGAATACAAAAACAAAACTAAAAAACCAGTGGCAAAGAAAAAGAAAAAATAATGAAAGCCGTTTGGTTTAACAAATGTAAATCTAAAGAGGATAAGTTTGGTGTACGCCAAGCAGTCTTGTCAAACCGTGACAGTCTAGACCGCCTCAAAGAAATTCTTGAGCCTATGCTTAAGGAGACACCGCCTACAGCAGACTACGATAGCCCCTCATGGGCATTTAAACAAGCTGATAGGATTGGTTACAACAGAGCACTGACCCAAGTGCTAGACATTATCAACCTAGATAAGGAATAAAATTATGGTATTTACTGATGAGTCTCCAACCAAAGAGACAGATCAGATTGAGCAGACGCAAGAAGATACTCAAACCCAAGAGTCTTATTTGCAGAAACTCGTTCAGGCAAAGGGAGAGAACTGGAGTAATCCTGAAGTACTAGCCAAAGGCAAACTAGAAGCTGATGGTTATATTTCAAATCTTGAAAGTCAACTCACAGAATTGCGAGAAGAACTTAATAAACAAGACTACTCTAAAACTTTACTCGACCAACTTCAAGAACAGGCCGCTGACCCTACTACAGCAAAACTTGGAGAGCCTTCTAATAATAGTAGCACTAATTCACAGAATACCACTGCTAGTCTTAGTGAGGATGACCTTAAGAGCCTTGTTGAAAAGACACTTACAGAACGAGAAAAAGGTACGGCTCTAGCTAATAACCTTTCTCTTGTCGATCAAGAGCTAGAAAAAAGTTTTGGTACTGAGGCAAAAACCAAGGTAGCAAACAAAGCTAAAGAGCTAGGCATGTCAATGGAACGTATGCGTGAAATTGCTTCTGAATCTCCACAGGCTTTCTTTTCTCTTATCGGTGAACCAGAAAAAACCTTTAGCCCTATGGTGCAAGGTTCGGTTCGTACTGAAGGTGTTAATATGCAAAACTCTACGGAACGTGACTTCAGTTACTATCAAAAACTCCGTAGAGAAAATCGTAACTTGTACTATTCTGCTAAGACGCAACAACAAATGTTTCAAGACAAAGGACGTCTTGGTGAAAAGTTTGGTGCATAATAAAGGAACTTAGACTATGGCTATGACCACATCTAATACTTCGTTCCTGCAACGTGCTCAGGTCTACTCATCAGAATTGAAAGAAATTCTACGTGATGAGATGATGGCACAACGGTATGTGCGTATGCTTGATGGTTTTCCTGACGGAAACACTTTCAACATCCCATCTATCGGGCAGGCTCAGGTAGACGACTATACAGAAGACAGTGCTGTTACTTACCGTCCACTCGACACAGGTAACTTCACATTCTCAGTTGACAAATACTTGTCATCTGCTACCTACATGACCAAGAAGGCTGAACAAGACACGTTCTATTCTAATGAACTAATGTCTCGTTTTGTTCCTGAACAAGAACGGTCAATCATGGAGCACTTTGAGACAACTACTCTTGCGGCTGCTGACACAGGCAACGCAAACAGTAACCGTTCTCTTAACGGTGTCAACATGCGTATCGCAGGTGGTGCATCAGGTGTAATCGAACTCGCAGACTTTGCGTATGCTCGTTATGCTCTGAAAAAACAGCACGTACCTGACAGCAATTTGGTAGCTATCGTTGATCCATCAGTAGAGTTTCAATTGAACTCTCTGTCAAACCTTGTAAACGTGTCAAACAACCCACGTTTTGAAGGTGTAGTTCGTGACGGTATCGCAACTGGTATGCGTTTCGTAGCAAACGTATATGGTTTCGACGTATATTGTTCAAACTTCTTGCCTGACTCCAATTCTACAGACACGATCCTAGAACGTAACGGAAGCACAGACACCGATGTAGGTTCTGCAGCTAAAGTTAACCTGTTCTTCTCTGCGGATCAGTCTGTAAACCCATTCGTGGGTGCATGGCGTCAGATGCCAGAGGTTGATTACGATTACAACAAAGACAGCCAACGGCATGAGTTTGTAACTACTGCTCGTTACGGTGTTAAGTTGTACCGTCCTGAGAACATGGTTCAAATTGTCGCTAAGACAACCATCTCATAAAGGGGGTATAATTTATGTCTTATGTAAACGCAGACGGTTTGGAAATCCTTACTTCAGGTGAGGCAGGAACAGCCGCAAAAAAAGGTACAGCACTAGCTGGACACAAGAAAGCTCTTGTATTGAACTTGACAGGAACAGAGTTACCCTCTGCTGCTGCAACACCTCAAGACCATGATGCTTTCATCCCTGCAAACTCTTACATCACATCAGCAACTGTAATTATTTCAACAGCTTTCACTTCAGGTGGTTCAGCTACGTTGACAGTTGGTGCTTATCAGCAAGATGGTTCTACCATTGATGCCGATGGTGTTGATGCGACTGTTGCTTTGTCGGCTCTTAATGCCTCAACAAAGGCAGTAGCTTGTGATGGTGCTCTCGTTGGAGCAGCTTTGTCTGTAGGTGATAACGATTGTTACATCGAAGCCTACTACGGCACTGCAGCCTTTACCGCAGGTGAAGCCAAGTTGGTTATTGAGTACATCGAACCTTAAACTATTAGGGTGTCCTTAGTTTTTCTAGGGGCATCCTTAACTTTTCTCTTGACAACTCTGTTAAAATAGTATATAATGTCTTTACTAAGGCAGGGGCTAAAGGATAAACAATGGCTAACGTACAACACAGTGCTCTTACTGCTAGTGATCTACACGAACCTAAAGGTGTAGCTTCAGCTACGGCAGGTAAGGTGTATATATCTGATGGCTCTGGTAGTGGTGCTTGGACTTCAGCAGGGGAAATTATTACTGGTTATATAGATGATGTTTCTACAGCAGAAGTTGTTCATGTCCCAATGCCCTTTGCAGGAACTATCTCTAAAGTTATAACTGTACTAGAGGGTGCTATTACTAATGCTGATGCTACCATTACAGTTAAAAATGCTTCAGCAGCATCTATGGGTACTCTTACTATAACTCAATCAGGTTCAGCAGCAGGTGATGTAGATACTCTGTCTCCTTCAAGTAATAATACAGTTTCAGTCAATACTTTTATTACGGTAGAGACAGACGGTGGGTCTACAAGTCACAAAAAACTAAGGTTTGCAGTAGTACTGGATAAATCATAATGAAACGTACACTCCTAGAAATGGTTCAGTCTATCTTGTCCGACATGGACTCAGAGGATGTGAACGCTATCAGTGATACACTTGAGGCTCAACAAGTAGCCTCAGTTATCGAAGATACATACTATAATATTATATCAGCTAGAGATATACCTGAGCATCAAGAACTATTAAAACTAACTTCTTTGTCTGACAGTACAAGACCTACTCATTTTACATATCCCACTAATCTAAAACAAATAGAGACATTATCTTATAACACAGCTACTTCTGGTTCACAGTATTCAGAGGTTAAGTTTGTACATCCTTTAGAGTTTCTAGAGAGAATGGATGACACATCTAGCTCATCCCTTAAGGTGTCAGATAAGGTAGGTAACACAGATTTATTTGTCTATAATGATATACATCCTACGTACTACACAACCTTTGATGATAACCATATTGTTATGAACTCATACAAAGCCTCTGTTGAGAGTACACTTCAGGCAAGTAAGACAAGAGCCTATGGTACTGTCTACCCAACCTTTACTATTTCAGATAGCTTTGAGCCTGACCTAGATGATAACATGCTGCCTTACTTGTTAGCTGAAGCTAAGTCAACTTGTTTCTCTTTGTTTAAAGCAGGATCAGACCCCAAGGTAGAACAACAAGCTAGACGTTTAAAGTCCTATGTGCAAAACGATATGCACAAAACCAAACAGGCCAACAAAAGACCTTACTACGGAAGAAGCTAGATGCTAAAGTTTGTAGAAGACACAGTGAACCAAACCTGTGTGTGTAAGTCAGACAAATACATGTCAGAAATATACATTAAGAAGTCAGTCGGTGGTAATATATTCTTTGAAATAACTCTTGAGAAGGGTGTCACACCACAGGAATTGTCAGGAAAGTACTCGTCCATACGTAAAGCTCAAGAAGCACTAGAACTTCACCTAAGAAATAAAAAAAGAACAAGGGCAACTAGGACTGAGTACTTTAACAAGCAACGTGAAGAACGTAAGAAGGTAACTGATGGCTCAAAGTCTAAGTCAAAAGACAACTAATACCTTTATCAAAGGTCTTATTACTGAGGCAGGTGAGCTAACCTTTCCTGAAGGTGCTTCAGTTGATGAGTTAAACTGTGACCTACGTAGGGATGGTTCTCGCCGTAGACGCTTAGGTGTTGCGACAGAAACTTCAGCCGTTTACTCTAGCTTTACTCTTTCAGATACGGAGTTAGTAACAACTGGTACATGGCAAAACGTAGGTGGTTTAGCTGACCTAGAATTTCTTGTATTCCAAAAGGGTGCTACTCTTTACTTTTATAATAAGTCAACAGCACCGTACTCTGAGCAGCTTTACTCAGACAGTATTAGTTTAGCTACCTATGAGATTTCTTCTGGTTCTGCCTCCCTTTATAAATGTCAGTTTGCTAGTATTAATGGAACACTTGTTGTGTCTTCCGAAGGTATTAATACTATTGTTATTTCTTTTGATAACTCAGCTAGTCCTAAGTTTACAGCATCAGCTATAGCATTTAAGATTAGAGACTTTGAGTGGCAGGGTGATGTAACTGGCTATGATGCAGCAGCAGCAACAAGTTCTAGCCGTACATATGACACAAAGAACTCAGGGTGGGTTGGCACTAAGGGTGCAGCAGCTTTAAGCACTTGGAGTGCAGCTAACTCTAGTAACTATCCACCTTTGACACACCCTTGGTATGCAGGTAAAGACTCAAGTAATGACTTCTCAGCCTCTGAGTGGGACAAAGTATTTGCAGGTTCTACTCTTACAGCTAATGGTCATTACATTATTGACTTTTTTAGCAGAGTTAGATCAGGTTTATCAACCGAAGTTATAAACACAAGATTTAAAAGTGTAACATCCTTCTCTGGTCGAGTGTTTTACGCAGGTATCGCAGCATCTGAACATACAGGTACAGTTCTTTTTTCTAAAGTAGTTGACAATAATGATGATTTAGGTAAGTGTTATCAACAGAATGACCCTACGGCTGAGTATCTGTCTGATTTGTTAGCCACAGACGGTGGTTATATTTCTATACCTGATGCAATTAACATTCAAAGACTATATGCGTACCAATCCTCTCTATTTGTCTTTGCTGAGAACGGTGTATGGGCTATCACAGGGGTAGATGGTGTCTTCTCAGCCTCATCCTACGGCATAAACCGTGTTTCTAGTGTAGGTATTCTTAATCCTGAGTCATTTATAGAGGCTGAAGGTATTCCTTTTTGGTGGTCAAGGTTTGGTATCCATACTTTACAAACTGACCCTACATCAGGCCAAGGTAAAGAACAAAATTTAACTATTTCAACCATTCAATCACGTTGGGATAGTATTACAACAGAACAAAAGTCTAAAGTTACAGCAATATACGACAGTATAAGCAAAAAGATTTACTGGTCATACCCTAATGCAGGTGAAACTGTAGCATCTAAGCTAAACAACTTTCTTATACTTGACTTAGCCCTTCAAGCCTTCGTACCTTGGACTCTTTCAGATCAAGCATCTTCAACAGACAGTGTAGTAGGTCTAGCTTTCTACTCAGGTTTTGGTGCTGACTTTAATGTTGACGTTAGGTCAGGCACAGATGGTGTGGATGATGTACTCGCAGGTACTGATGATGTTGTGTCTACAAGTACCTCTGGTTTTACAACTGGTGATCCTGCATTAGTCCTTCTGATTAGAAAAGGTTCCGATAGTAAAATTACTATGGGTTCATTATCAAGTACTGCCTTCTTAGATTGGGGTGATACTAACTACACATCTTATGCTGAGACAGGGTATGACTTTGTTGGTGACTTGATCACTAAGAAAAATGCTCCATACATAGCTATATACACAAGACTGACAGAGGAAGGGTTTAACTACACAGGTTCAGCCTATGAATCTATTAGACCATCCTCTCTTCTTGTCTCAGCAGCATGGGACTTTAACGATACGTTTAGTGCTACGCAACAAGCCTACAGACTTAAGTATCCAGTTGTTGTCAACCCTGATGATTTGACTTCTTTTCCATACCCTGAAGATGTCATAACCACAAGGCTAAAAATCAGAGGGCATGGTCGATCAGTCAGACTTAAATACTCAAGTGAACAAGGTAAGGACTTTATTCTTTTAGGATGGGGTATAGTACAAGGAAGGAATACTAGGTTTTAGATGACAGAATACACAATACGTGATGCAACCGAACAAGACGTATTAGACACAGTACTAGCAGTCAAACAGTTTTGTAAAGAAATACCACACCCAGCTTGGGGGAAGTTTGATGCTAATAAAGTAAAACAACTTGTATCTAATCTAGTAGAACATGAGTTAGGTTTTGTCAAGATAGTCGTACATGATGAAGAGGTCGTTGGTGCTTTGATAGGTGCTATCTCAAGTCTACCCACTAATAACATAACAGTAGCACATGAGTTAATGTTCTGGCTTGACCCTGATCATCGTAATGGAAAGACATCTTTTAAGTTAATAGATCAGTATGTTGAGTGGTCAAAAGAAAAAGGCTGTAACTATGCTAGGCTCTCATCACTAGACGAAACTTTGGGAACTAAGGCAGGTGTTCTGTTTAAACGTAAAGGCTTTAAGCCAACAGAAACTGCTTATATAAAGGAAGTATAAAATGTCATTTTTTACAGCACTAGCTATTATGGGTACGGCCTTTTCCGTACAGGCATCTGCCAAAGCAGCAAGAGCGCATAAAGAAGCTACTAAAGTTCAGATAAGACAACAACAAGCACAAGTCTCAAGAGAACGAAGGGGTACTGTACGTAGGGGTTTGATAGCTAGGGCTAGGGCAGCTAACGTAGCAGCTACTACAGGCATGGCAGAGACATCAGCTTTCCTAGGTGGTTCAGGTGCTATGTCCTCTCAAGTAGGGGCTAACTTAGGCTACGGTGGTATGATGTCAGGTCTTAGTCAAGATATTACACGGCTTTCAGGTAAAGCTGCACAGGCTCAAGGACAAGCTCAAATGTGGGGTCAGGTGGCTAGCTTAGGTATGCAGTTCGCTGACTTTGGTGCTGTAGGGGAAGGTATAAAAAATAAACTTCCGACAAACTGGGGAGGGTATGGTAGCTACGGCGGTGGTGCTCCTCCTATGAGACCTGAGAAATTCTCAAGGGGTTAATAATAAGACGGTACTAGTAAAGTATGAAGGCTCTTTCTGTAGCATCACCCTATGGACCACCAAGAGGTAGGTAAGACTAAATGTCATCAGCAGTAACACTAGAAAGTTTAGTTGAGTCAGCTAATATTCTGTCCACACTACAGGGTACAGAGGCTAAACCTAAACCTTTACTACCCTCTGATTCAGAGACAGTAACCAATAGGGTTCAGGAGCTATCTATTGCTACAGGTACATCTGAGGATGAAGTAAGACCCTCTGTTGTAAATGAGGATGGTGTCTATGAGGCTCAGGCTCAAACCCTAAATAATAATATAACAGCCGAAAGTATTATTGACTTTGGTAGAGAGCTAGGTCTAGAACCTACAGATGTTTTAGCTTTAGTGGAGGGCAGAACAGAAAAGGTAAGCTCACTATCTGCTGACCAATTTCTTCTAGCTCAAAGTATGATGGCTGAAGATGGAAGTATTACACCTGCTGCTCACAGTACTCTATCTAAAATAAATATCTTCGATCAGATCATGCAACGTAAGATAGAAGAAAATGATGACGGTGCAGTACGTAAGTTCTTCACATTTTTAGATGTCAATATACTAAGAGCAATTACTTTAGGTGCATTTGAAGGTGTGACATTTAGGTCTAACCGTGAGGGTAAGGAAATCCGTGAGGCATTTACCTCTGGTATGACCAATGAAGAGTTTGAATCTTGGGCTGAAGACTACATAGATGAACGAAGCAATGAAGGTATCTTTAGTCGTGACTCTATATGGACTTTACATACGATAGCTCACAATAAAACCTATGCAGGTAACGATCCTTATGCCCCAGTTAATGCAATATTTGGTGTAGTAGATATAGCTACCCTTGGGTCAACTAAGTGGAGTACAGCAGCACTTAAGGCAGGTTTTAAAGGAGGCAAGCAGGGTGGCATTAAGGTAGCTGAAGCCCTGAAGATACGTAAGCCAGTAGATGCTGTAGCTCTTACTGAAGGTGGTGAGGCAGCAGCAGAAGTATTAGCTAGAAGTGTGGACGATGCAGGTGTACAGGCTGACCAGACACTAGCAGGTCGTTACCTTCCAGAGGAACTAGACCCAGTTCAAAGCCCATCAGCTAGACCATCAAATGCTGCAGGTACTGAGTCAGTTATCCGTAGGACTATTATTGAAAAACTAGAGACACTTAACAGAAAGTTTGCTTTTGGTGAGTATCTTCCAGAAGAAACTATCTCTGCTTTAGCTACTAGGACAGCACAAAATATTGTTGCAAACTCAGGCAACAAGTTCGTTAATAGTTTTAGGTATTGGGATGAAGGTTCCAATGACTACAAGCTAGCTGTTCGCTTTGGTAAGAACGAAAGAGGAACACCCTTTAAGACAAAAGGTGATGCACAAAAGGTAGCTGATTTGTCAGAGGAAGCTAACCTGAGTGTTATTAAAAATGACACTGGCTATGGGTGGTTCTTACAGGCAGAAGAAAGATTAGATGTTCTGAATAAAGTTGACCCTATTGATCGTTTCGATAAGGGTGGTTTTATTTCTGATACCCTTAGTAAACTCTTTGGTGCTGCAAGTATTCGTTTAGGTGAACGACTAGGAACTAAGTTTCTTCAGGCTGAGTCAGGCCAGTCTCTTGTCAAGGAGATTGTCAATCCTTTTGAAAAGAAAATTAATTCCCTTAAACCTAAAGAACAAGATAACTTAGCTAAGTATTTTGAAGAACTAAGGGACGGTCAAGGTAAAAGTAAAACAAGAAATGCCCCTAGTGTGGAGCAGTTTACAGCACAGTGGACAGTTACCCACGGTCAAGCACCAAGTAAAAAAGTACAGGATGCCTATGAAGCAGTCCTTGAGATTAACGATGCGAGTTGGCACATACAAGCAAGTGCAGCCCTTAAGAAAGCTATAAACCAAAACGGCAGACACCTAACAATAGCCGATGACTTTGAGCAAATAGGTTACCGTGTTGATGGTCGTAAGGTTACTATGCCAGAGGGTGAGTTAATATGGAGTCCCATTCGTAATAAAGCTCTCAGAGTATCTGAGCTAGGTTCTGATGCTGTTGTCTATAAATTAGCCGCACCCTTTGGTAGAGAACAAGGTGTAGCTAAGAGTGGCTTTATTTTTGTAACTGACATAAGAAAAACAAGAGCACTAGAACGTATTGACGTTATGCCATACAACATTGGTGGTCCAAGGAATAACGGTGGACTACGTTGGTTCTTAGGTTCTGACGTTGAGGTTACTCTTAAGTCAGGTAATAAATACTCAGGTGGTTTTAATACACTACTAGGTTCCTTCTCTAAAAGTCAAATACTAAAGGCTAAAGGTGAAGTCAAGGCTATTGTAGCTAAAGTAAATCAACTTCTAGCCTCTAAAGGTGTCACAGATATTAGTCAGCTTTCTTTGACTAAGGCTGAGTACGATGAGTTAGGTAAGGTTATTAGGGCTAACAATACTTGGAGGCCAACCCTCACTGACCTAGAAGACTTGGTAAAGATTAAACAAACCCACGGCATTACCTTTACAAAAGAACTCGTAGAAAAAGCTAGGGATCAGAAGCCTATTATTAGGGTTGACTCAAAAGGTAGGTTAGGTGATGACCCTGTATTCATGGGTTCTAATGCAGCAGAAACTCTATCTATTCGTCTAAACAAAAGCCGTTCTGACACACCACCCTTGGAGTTTGGTGGTAAGGACGTTAAGAATATTAATCCTATCGCTGCTATTGCTGACCAGTTTGGGTCTGAGGTCTACGGCTATGCTAATAGGGCAGCAACTCAGGATGCTTTGGTTGGTTGGGTTAAACTAGCCCAAGCTAATCCTAATGTAATTGATAACCTTCCTCAACTAAATGCTCTTAGCCCTCAAGACTTCTTAGGTAGATTTCTTTCAGCTAGAATTGTAAAGTCTAATGAACATACAGACCTAGCTAATCAGCTTATTGAACAACAAAGAGTTATTAAAGCTAGACTTAACATGCGAACAGATAGTAGTGTTAGGTGGGAAAATTTTACTAGTTCAGCTACTGAGGCTGTCTTTAATAAATCAGGTTTTAAAGTTGACTTCAGTAAAATAGGTCTGTTCTCTGACCCGTCTTCTCAGCTACTTAAGGTTGGCTTCTACTCTAAGTTTGGTTTCTTTAACCCCGATCAGTTTACTCTTCAGGGTTTACATGGGTTGACAGTAGCTGCTATTTCACCTAGACAGGGCAGTAAGGCTCTGGCTTTATCTATGCCTATGATGATGATTACATCTGGTATGTTAAAACCAGAGGCTAGGGCTTTAGCTGTTACAAGATTAGCCCAAGTATCTAGGAGCATGGGCTTAGATGAAGACGAACTAAAACTCTTGATGCAGTACATTGATGATAGTGGTCGTAATATTATTGACACAACTATCCTTGAACTTCAAGCACCTCAAAACTTTGGTGTTTCCAGTACTCTTGGGCAAAGGGCTAAGAAGAGTGTTGGCACAATGTTAGACAAGTCAACCCTTTTCTTTAAGGAAGGTGAACGTGTCTCTCGTATGACAGGAATGGTAACAGCTTTCCTTGAGCACAGAGCTAAACGTCCTAACATTAATCCTTTGAGTGCTGAAGGTAAGGCATGGATTATGTCAAGGGAGCAAGACCTAACCTTTAGGATGACATCAGCCAGTCGTAGCTTTGCTCAGAGTGGCCTTATGAGAGTACCTACTCAGTGGCTTACCTTTACACTTAGGGCTATGGAGAATATAGCTATAGGTCGTAACTTTAATGCAGGTGAAAGAGCTAGGATGGCCTTTGTGCTAGGCCCAATGTACGGTCTTACAGGTGTTGGCATGGGCAGGTTCGCAGGTTATGCCTCAGAAAAGATGGGCTTCAGTTCAGATGACCCTGAGTCAATTAAAGTGTTTAACTCAGTTAAGTATGGTTTACTTGATCGTCTTCTGTCTGAAAGTTTTGGTGTCGAAACAGCCTATGCTAAACGTGTAGCACCTATCGAACAAGTAGAAGACACAATGAAGAAACTCTTTACTGATGAGTTCTACAAGGTAATCCTTGGCCCATCAGGTGAAATCACAGGTGACTTTGTAGCAGCAGCTATAAGTACTGTAGGTGCTTTAGCATCAGGTCAAACGTCAATAGCTAGGGAAGATTTAACACAACTTCTAAGAAATATATCTAGTGTTGATAAGGCAGCTAAGATTAATGAATTAATTGAAACAGGGAACTACCGTAGCAGGACACGTAGACTATCTGTTGGTAATCTACCTGAGTTCCCTAGTGCTTTAGCAACTACTTTTGGTGCGACACCTGCACCTGTAGCTAACTTCTATGACTATCAAGACAGGGTATATAAGCTAGATAGTAAGTGGAGAAAGTTCGAGAAGAACATGAGAAACAAGGCTAACTATGCTTTACGTCTTATGACTGATGGTGACGAAGAAGACTTTAAAAAGGGTGAGAAAATCTATAAAGAGATACAAGATAAGATTTGGTCTTCAGCTATGTCAGATACCCTTAAGTCTCAGATGACAAGACGTATGGTCAGGGGTGAGAATATACCTGACATAATGAGAAATGCTATTAGATTAAAAACAGAAGTTGATGCTAACTTCTTAAGTTCACAGATGGAAGGACAGTAGTATGGTAGACTATGCTATGGATATAGGCGAAGCAGGTACTGCCTACGAAAGACCAGTTCAAGCACCACAGACAACATCAGCAGGGATTGCCGCAGGTTTCCTTGGTGGTATTAATGATATGATTGACACCTATCAGTCAAGTGTTAAGTCAGGTCAACCGACAGAGGCCAGTATAAACAGAGAAGGCTTTGCTGATTTCAGTAAAAAAGTTAATGCTGTCTTAAATAAAGGTCTTAGTCCTTTAGATGAAGAAATAAAAATAAGACAGATTATAACTGAGACAGAGAACCAAGGTTTTGAAATAACTGCTGCACACACTGACCTTATTTCTCGTAGGACAGGTTTTGATGCTACCAAACTTAAAACAAGTTCTGATCCTAGCAGAGCACTAGCTATAAGTGCCTATGAAAACATTAAAGATAAGCCAGCCCTTCTTTTACTTGGTCAAAAAGAAGCACAGAAGGTTTTTGGTCCTGATGCCACGGACGAACAAGCACTTCAAATGGCTATGGAGATTAATCAAAGAGATGAAGCTGCTGCTTTAATGATAGCTTACTCTAAAAATGCTTCTCAGGCTGAATTTTTAACACAGGAACCTCTGTGGTTAAGTACTTTAGATAGTCTTCTAGACCATGGTATGGCAGGTATGGCTATTGTCAATGCCCAAGGAAACCTTAGTCCTGAAACTATAGCAGGTTTTAGGGATAGGTATACAATTGTTGATGCTGCTACTAGCATACCTAGAAGTGTAACAACAGAACAGTTCCAAGAAGTGCAAAAGAAAAAGGATAAGATAAAAGGTATTATTGAACACCTAGCTACATACGAAGAGACAAAACTAAAAGATTTAAACATTGATGTCTTAGGTGTCATAGCTAAAAAAATCTTGGCTGATCCGAATGCTGAGAACAGCCTTATAGCTGCACAACTTCTCAATGACAATGCTATGGAAACATGGTCAGCAGGTAAGATTACTGAGACACTAAAGGCTATAGGTAGCTTGTCCCCTGAAGACTTTAACTATGTTGACTTTTCCTTTGATGAGTACGATACAATAGCTTCAACATCATTAGGTCTAAAAGACTTGGACGATCCTAATGTAACTAAGGAGGCTATTCTTAATTCACCTGAGCCTCATCCAGCGGATCAACTTAAGTTAGGTGAGGCTCAAGCACCTGAAGTCCGTTTAGCTAACATAAAAGAAGCTGCCAATACGCAGATCAGTATGACCACTACTGAGAGTATGTTAGATGAGAAACAAGGTGAGTACTCTAGGGACTTGTTCAGGATTGGTGTAAGCAGGGCAACCCTTAGTATCCACACAAGCCCTAGCATTTTAGAACAGGCTACCTTAAGTAAGGTCTTTAATCCTAACACATACAAGAGGCTTCACACTCTTACGTCTGTAGATGAGACAACTGGTCTAGTGCTTAAGGAGAAACTAAAGAAGGCTCTTCACAAACAGAAGACCGTTTGGGGTCAATTTATTTTGTCAGAACTAAAGGATAAACCTGCTACTATTGGCAGTGACTGGAAAATAAGGATCAATCAAGAAGGCTACTGGGATGAAGTTACCCCTAAGCTGTCTGATGGACAAAAGGCTCAAGTTCAAAACATCCACAACGAATACTATGATGGGGATTTTGAAGCTATGGTAATGGATAAGGGTCAAAAACTAAAGCAAGCTAACAGTCAATTATATACCTTAATCCAGAACTCTAATAATACTTTTTTTAGAAAGCAGACTGTACTTGGAGATAAAATAAGAGAATATTCAGGGGCTTTAAAGTTCTTAGACAAACAAATGTTAGCTCTTGGTGCTACTTCCCTTGAGGTTGACACAATGATTTATGGTCCAACTATTGAGAGTACTATGGCTGACCTTGAGTCAGAGACTACAGCAGCACAAACAGCACCTTCTCCTGAAGAAGTTAGTACAGCTTTGACTATGCAAGAGGCTCGTAAGCAAGCAAGAATAGCTAACGAAGAAGGTCAGACACGTATAAAAACTAGCTTTATTACATCCTTTAACGCAGGAACAAAAAACAATCCATATGTATTATACGGACCTGAGTCAGGGTGGGCAGAAATACTTAGAACTCAAGTACCTAAAGGAGCTTTTGTTATTAATCCTGATGTTGATGGTGCTCCTTGGAGGAGAAAATAATATGGATGATTTTTTAGAAACTCTTACAGACCTCGTTGAACGGGTTGATCCAAATGTTTCTGTAAGTGAAGCACCTGATGCTCGTAAAGCTATACCTGAGCAACCAATGGTTACGACTGGTGATATAGTACCACCCTCTCCTGCCCTTGATAATTTTGATGGGCTTAAGGCACTTGAGTCAACCTTTAAAGGTTTGGTAGATATAATAAATCAATCAGGTGTTATTTCTAATCCTCACCTAAACGCAGAAATGAAAAAAATTAGTGACCAATTTAATGTAGGTGCAGCAGAGCAAAACCTTGGGTCTTTTAGAGATACTTCTGCTGCTCAAGAAAGTCTAACAGGAACTAGAGGATTTGAAGCAGGTCAAAAGATTGTAGTCGAAAAAGGAGACACTCTTGATAGTATTGTAGAAAAGTATCCCTATAACAAAGAAGAGTTTTTAAAAGCTAATCCTCAAATAAAAGACCCTAATCTTATTCAGGTAGGTCAGGAAATTAGTGTACCTGCTGTTGACAGAATGACTTCCACAGGTCTTGTAGAACCTATTAACTTAAACCAAAGTGAAGTAACTGAGATTGCTAAAGAATTACCAGAAGATATGCAAGATTCTGTCATTAAGTCTAAACCTGAAAGCGTTGAAGAAATAAATAAAACTATTTTTGATGCCACTACATTTTCAGGACAAATTAGTACTCCTCAAAAGGGTGATGATCCTTTAACTTGGATAGCTCAAAATACATATGGACTAAATGAAAATGATCCTACTTTTCAAAAGGCTTTTAAACAGGTAGCAAATATTGATCCTTCTAAAACGCCTTGGTGTGCAGCTTTCGGTGCTTTTGTTTTAAAAAATTTAGGAGTAAAGTTACCAGAAAGAGCACAGTTAAATCCTAACCTAGCTTTTAACTTTGTTGAATTAGGTAGCGAGGTATACAATCACAATCCTACAACAAATAAGACATGGGCAGGAAGTATTTCTGATGTAAAGACAGGCGATGTTATAGTTTTTAATAATGCAAAAAGAAGATCAAACGGTTCTTTTAAATATGGAACAGGTCATCTATCTTTTATTGTGGGTGTTGAACCAGATGGGTCGATCCTAGCTTTAGGAGGAAATCAAGGAGGAGGTAAAGAGGTAACAGTAACTAAATACTCTCCTGATATAATTAAAAAGTATTACAAAGGAGGTTTTACTGTTAGACGAATAGATGAGCTAGGTTTAAATCAGACTGATCCTGCTATATTAGCAGAAATTACTAAGAATATTTCACAAGGTACAGCAGAACGATGAGACTTATCTTAGCTCTATCCCTAGTCCTTACCTTGAGTGCTTGCCTCAACCCTATGTCTCTCTTAGGTGGACTAGGTGGTGGTGGCTCAGGCACGAATGTTAATGCTAACACTCAGGTAGGTGCTGAGAATAACCAGTCCCTACTAGATCAGAGTAGTGACATATCAGGTGAGAACGTAGCAGTTGACCAATCTAAGGGTGGTTTTACTGTAGATGGAGCTATCGAAAGCATAAAGGTTATGAACCAAGACATACCAACATGGGTTATCCTTATGATGATCCTTGGGTGGATGCTTCCCTCTCCCATAGAAATCTGGAGAGGTTTCCTTAAGACAATAACATTAGGAAGATACCGTGGGTAGGAATATACTCCTGTCCTATTTCCCCTTGCCCTTCATGCCTTTCAATACTCACGAAAACATTGTCTTTGAGTCAGGTAAGAGTGAGAAAGAAACTAGAGTACAGGAGACACATAAGGCTGTAGACAAGAAGGCCAACACATACAGGCATGAAGAACCCTATGCCTACCACCCTCACAGACCAAACAATAAACTCCCTCAAGGGGAACTAATAGATTTTGTGGTAGCATGAATGGACCCACTTACAATATTCGCAGGTGTGAAGGCAGGTTTAGCCGCAGGTAAGGAGATTGCATCCTTAGCTAAGGACTTAGGTAGTCTGTTCGATGTTATTGACTCAGCTAAGTCAGACCACGACAAGAAAAGAAGCAGTCCCTTCTCGTCAGCTAATGAAGAAGCCTTAGACACATTCGTTAAACGTAAGCAAGCCGACGATATTGAGGAACAGTTAAGGGCTATCGTAATATCTACTAGGGGTTTCTCAGCTTGGAATGAACTACTTGCTTTACGTAAGGACATACGTGTAAAAAAGAAGAATGACCTAGCAGCTAAGAAGAAGAAACAGCAAGAGTTGTTTGACCAAATAATTTTATGGGGTTGTATAATCTTACTGGTTGTATTAACCGCAGGATTTGGTCTTCTAGGGGTAATGTACTACATGAACAAACTTTAGGGAGAGCTTAACGGCTCTTTTTTTTATGCTTGGTCTGTATTAAAGGCTACACACTTAAAGTCAAGTACGAGAAGGTTCCTTTCTAATAGATTATTAATACCTTCCTGTATTGACATTTGGCAAGCCCTCTCATTAAGGAAGGCAGTACTGGCTGTATACCCTCTACACTCTGAGTAGTCTAAGGCACAAGCCAGCACTATAGGAACAAACATCATCCCCCCATCTCCTGTATCAGTTTGTCTAGATACCACCTAGCCTTCTTCAAGTCCTCTACTGGCTTACCTTTGTAACGGTAACGATGTAAGTACTTCTTAGTGTTGCCCTCAAGATAACCCATAAACATCATAGCATCCATGTTGTCTTTCATGTAGTCGATACATTCAATCTCTCCGTCACCGTAGTGGGGTGGCTCGTTCACTAGATCAGACATTTATTAACTCCGCTTCTGTGTAAGGTATATGAAAGAACTTCTCACCCTTAGATATATACCTTCCGAAAGCCTCTTTCAAGGACTCATCTGTTAATTGTGTATCTTTTATTCTCCATACTTGTTTCATATCCTTACGGAATACATAGAAGTTTAAGACACCTTTCTCGTCTTGGTACTTAGATAGTAATCGTTTCTTCCGTTCAGGTATACGTATCTCCTTCCAATGGGTAGGCCAATCTTCTGACCAAGCTGTCTTCACCTCTGCCTCATTGAAGTAGGTGTACCCTTCCTTCTGAGAGACAACATCAGCATAGTAGTCTTCATCTGATGAGATTATGGTGTGACCCCTCTCAGAGAGAAGAGCCACCAGTTTATCTTTAGCTGTCTGATCATAGAGATCATAAGCTGCCTTGTTGAATTTACGTTTAGCTGTCATGTCAAGTCCACTATTTCACAGACGTCACCTGAGCAAGCCATCGTTTGCATACCCACTGTGTTGTCTTCTTGTTCATACTCCGATAGTTTAGTCCAGTCAATCTTCTCTGGCATAAGTGATAATAGCATATCATAGTCAGTTTGTCCAACCTCTTGATAAGGTGCTTGCTGATATGTGTGCTCGTTGTATGGCAGAAATGACACACCTGACATCTCATCGAAGTGTTCGTATACAAACGCACCTACAGAAAGCCACTCATTTTTCTGGACGTTAACAGTTATACTTGGTTTGTGTTCACACCAGAACCTTTGATATACCAACCATGTCTCAAGTTGTTGGATAGCTGTTAAGTCTTTAGTTACTACCGCACCATCAGGTGACTTGATAGGGAAACTAAACACAGTTGTTGCGTCAGGTTTCATTACATCTGGTTCATTAGGTATACCTTGGTCCTTCATAAACTGTGTCAAGGGGTCTTTGTTATCTCCTCTAACGGTTCTAATGTAGTAGTCTGAATGTCTGGCATGTATTCCAGAGGCACTGTCAACGAGTTGCGAGACTGTACCACTTGGTTTAACACAAGTAATAGCAGTACTAGGCTCAATGCCAAGGCGATCTGCCCATTCCTTGTTCGTAGATATTGCTTCATTCCGTAAATAAACAAGGGTACTCTCCAAACCTTTGTTAGCTGTTGTCATTAACTTGTTGTCCATTATCCCTGTGAGAGACACACCGAGCAGTCGTTCTTCTTCTGTATTACGCTGCCACACCTTTCGCAAATAAGGGAACCTTGTGGATGTACTTTGGATCGTCCCAAGTATTGTGGCACATCTAACCTTTCTAGCCAAGTCTTCCAACGTATCTGTGGCCCGTACCACAACTTCTGTAAGATTGCAGAACTGGTAAGGCCGTAAGATAATTTCGCTGCAAGGGTTAGTTCCGAACTCATAATCAGGATTGCGTCTGTTATTTTTTGCAGCCTGTTTCTTACTTGCTTCACGATTGAAGATACCACGTTCACCACTCCCACTCTCAACTAATGCCATCCATTCACGCATGAAGGATACCGCATCTGGTTTCTCTGTATAACTAACACTGTTGTTAGCCAAGGCACGTTGAGGATCGTTCTCCCACCATGAACCTGACTTAGCATGACGCATACGATCATCACTCAGGTTGCTCAAGGAAATCATAGCTGACCTACGTACACCACCAACTACAACTACCTCACCAATCTTGCACATGATATCATGACACTCAATACTTGATAGCTTACGTCCCTGTGCCTCTTTAAATACTCTGACAACAAAGTTGAATAGGTCAATAAGAGGTGCAGGTCCACTTGCCCTACCACCAAAGGTCTTAAGTCTTGAACCAGCTGGACGTACCTTAGATACATCCCACTGAGGAATTTCTCCACTATACAGGAGTGCTATCACTTGACGAAGGGACTTAGCCCAACCTTCCTTACTGTCTCTGACTACAACGATGGTTTCACTATCATAGAGTTCAGGGATTTCTGGCAGCTTACTGATGAACTGCCTCTCGACACTGAAGCCCACGCCAGTGCCACACAAGAGAATGAACATAGCCTCATCGAAGGACTTAGGGTCATCTACGGGTAGGTAACTACAGTTGTACCCTGATGTGTTGTCCCTGTCTAGTGCTGCACCTGCTGTCATCATAGCTCTCATGCTAGGCATAACTTCTAAGCCAAGGATAGCCTCTTTAATTTCTGAAGCTATAGCTATTGTGTCTATATCCAAGGCACGTTTGACAACATTATCCATGTAACGATCAACTGTCTCAGCCCAACTCTCACGGCACTGTTCGTCATCTAACCACCTAGCATAACGGCTAGTAGCTATGAATGTCTGGTAGTCAGTTGGTAAGTAGTTATCTATCATCACCTTCCCCTTTAATTGTTCCATACCTTTTCCTACGGTCTAGTTTATCTAAGTTATTCTGTGCTATGTCTGACATATTGTAGCCTAAGTCTTTAGCCAGTGCAGCTATATACCAAAGGCAATCACCTAGTTCTTTTGCCATACCTTCTCTGTCTAGTTTGTTGTCCCTGATAATTTTCTTAGCTTTGTTAGCTACCTCACCTGCTTCCCCTGCTAGTCCCAAGGCAGGGTACAGTATCGAAGCACCAGCAGGGTAGATGGCTGTCTCTCTAGCCTTTCTTTGGTATTCGTTTAAGGTTAAATCATAGGCATGGTAAGCCTTAAATGCTTCTATGTCATGTTCGTTTATCATTCCTCTAATCTCCTCCATTCTTCTATTTCAGCATCAAAGTTAAAGTAGTCATCAAGGTCTAAGAAACCTTCATCGACTAGGTACTTGATAACGTGCATAACCCTTACATCACTTTCTTCCAGTAAAAATTCTAGGTCATAGTTATCAGCAAGAGCACGTATTTTACTCTCTTCATCAAGCATTGTCAAGTACCTTTCCTTTCTTTTATCCACTCAACAGGTATTTTTTCTTTAGCATATTTAAAACCATACTTCTCACACCAACTCGCATATGTAGATTTAGAACCTTTGTATAGTCTAGCATTAGGATTACTGAATACAAACCGTATGTCTAGGTCAGGGTGTTGTTCCCTTATCCTTAAGTGTTTGCTTCTGTCTGAGGGAATGAACCGTCCCTTTGTCTCAATTATTATTCCGTTGTCAAGTACGAAATCAGGTGTGTAAGTCCTGTGCTTGGATTGCCACTTGATCTTCATCTTTTCATAGGTGAACTTAACCTTTAGACTTCTTAGATACTCGGCTGTACGTTCCTCTAAGCCTGATCGGTAGTGCATTTAGGTGGCTCCCATATCTGACCTACAAACCTACGTAACCACAGAAGCCTACCGTTTTCTATCACTCTGTCCTCATCACCACTGTAGCTTCTCAAGCAAGCCTCATACATATCCTCTTCACTCTCGCAGTCCTCAAGTATTACTTCAGCTTTCTTTGGACCTATGCCGTACAAACCTATGATGTTGTCAGCCCTATCCCCTGTTAGTATTTGTGAATAGAAGAACCTATTACCATTCACCTTGGATACCTTAGAGAATGACCGTCTGTTAGGGTTGTAGTGATGACAAGGTAGCTGCATCATGTCCTTGTCAATTGACACAACAAGACAGTCAGACCCGTAGTCAGTAGACCAGATACCTATGAGGTCATCTGCCTCTTCACCCTCAGATACTATAGCATCCCACTTAGCTATCATGTGATCCCTGATGCCTTGTAGGTGTTGGGGTTTTTCTGCTCCCTTTCTGTTTCCTTTGTACTCATGGGTAATAGCCATGTCATACCTGAAGTTACCTTTGCCAGTAAGGAACACCTGAAACCCATCCTCAGATACTTCCCACATAACCTTGTTCAAAGCATCATCTATAAGTTCATCTACTTTATCAATTGCATCGTCTAAGCTACTGTCTTCACAAGAGAAAGCAGCACGATAGGCAAAGGTGTCTCCATCTACTAGCACTTGTTTAGACATTAGCTTGACCCTTCTCTTCTGATCTTTGTCTTTCACTCTTAGACATTGGCCTGATGTAAGACACTACCCTACCTGTGTTCCATCGTTTAGCTTCTTCTTCTGCCTCACCACGGTTATTAAACACCCATACTTTATGGTCTTCTGTCCAAGGGTTTTCCTTACGGACATAGGTAAACTCACCTAGCTCAATCTCAATCTCTACTGCGTAGGCCATCATTCATTCTCCTTTTCTAGACCTGCCTTAACCAGAGCCACAAAGCCCACGTTAAATATAGCCGCAAAGGTTTCTGGATCACACTCTACTTGTAGTGTAGCTGAACCATCTTCATGCTCTTCTATCTCTATTATTTTTACTTCACTCATCATCCTCTCCCTTTAGCTAGTGCCGTCCATGACACAGGGAATAGTTCGTGCATCTTTAAGCTGATCTTAGCTGCTACGTACTGTGTCTCTTCTTGAGTGTCACTGGCACAACGCAGTAGACACATATCAGACCAAGCATCTAATGACCCTGACCAGTACCACTCAGTCATAGTAGACTGTGGTAGTATCATACGTGCTTGCTCTGGTGCTACACCTGCCGTAATCATGTCACGGTAGAGGTCAAGGCTGTGCATCTGATGCTTAAAAACACCATCGTGTACTGATTGTTCTCTAAATCCCTGCATACGCAGAGACTCCACAACTGTGTCAGATGATCCTTGTTTCTTATCAGCACTACGTCCACGCCATTTATCAGGTACATAGAACTCAGGTTCATCATCCACATACCTACGACTGATCTCGTTCCATCTTAGGAACTTATGCTTGACCAACTGTCGTGCCACAAAGATAGGTGCTTTGATATGAAAGGATGCAAAACAGTGACCGAATGGTGACAGGTGTTTGTTCTTAGCTAGGTACTGGATTAGTTTGGTATCTTTCTGTGACATGACATAGACACCCTTGACCATATCAATACACTCAAGCTCACTCTTCTTACCAAAGGATACCCTAGCTGCATTAACTACACTAAGATCACTACCCATGTGGTCTACATATGTTACCTCAATCATCCTTTGATCCTTTGTGTTTCTCTTTACGTACTGGCTTAGGTTTCTTCTTGTCAGGCACAACCCTTGGCCTATACTTGGGTTGCCTCAAGTCCTTAGCCATTGGGTTGCGCCTGTTGTTCATCCTACCAAGTGTCCACGTCAGCTAGTTCCTGATATGGAACATGCTCCAAGACACCCACCTTCTCTAGTCGAACAGATGCGGTTGCACCTTCACCATAGACAGAGATTCGTACCTTGGCTTCAGTTCCATTACCTAGTTCTCCATCCTCAATGAAGTCCCAAGGAACAAGAGTTTCACCCTTGGTTACAGAAGGAGCACCGCCAAAGGGTTCGATACCAGACGGATGAACATTCGGACGCTTGAGTTTCATACCCTTACGTCCATCAGCTACACTGTATTCCTTGATCATTTGGTTTCCCATTGACTCAGTAGGGAACCCAAGGTCTACCATGCGGTTGATTTCTTCGTCATCCTTTGGGATGAACACAGTATTGTACTGACCTTGGGTACGTTCATGGTACTCACTGTCATCCATGTTGTCGGTGTGTAGTCGGGCATAGTAGAGTGAGCCTACGAAATCACCGATTTTAGTTTCTTTTTTTGCCATTGTTATCTCCTTTAGGCGTTGCTGATTTGTTTAATATACACGAAAAGACATAGCTTGTCAAGAGGTAAATTAGAGGAAAGATAGAAATAATTATCCCTAGTATACTCAATGGGTATCCTTCCAGTTCTTGCCTATGTCTGTCGATCCTGCTAGTGGACATAGCATGTTGAACTTAGCTCCTGTGTCCACGATACTCTGCCTTTGCATATCACCTAACTGTTCAGCTAACTGATACGATCCTTTTACTTCTGTCTGCCACTCATCGTGAGGCCATGTCACTAGCTTGAATGGAATGTCCTGTAGCTTGGCTACTCTTGTCCATTGCAAGGCTGCGTGTTTCATTATGACACTCTCACCATTCTGTAGCATACCTGCCAGTGCCTTGTGTTCAGATGGTACGACAACCTTACGTCCATCCAAGCCCTTGAAGTACCCACGTTTAGCTACATGAGGTATGATCTTCTTCTTTAGGTCAGCTAGTCCTTGGATAGATTCCATAAAGTTATCAACAGCTTGCTTGGCTTCACGTTGATTGACCTTAAGTATCTGACTGATCTTAGCTGTACCTGCCCCTAGCAGGAAGGCATAGATGAATGTCTTAGCCATGTCCCTAGTAATGTGTGACATACCTAGAGCCTTACGGTTAAGGTTGTGTATGTCTGTCTCATCCTCTTTCTTACCTGACACAATAGCATGGACATACTCTTCTGACTTCATTAGGTGTGCCAATACCCGTAGTTGGATACCTTCAGCATCTGTGCCGACTAACCAACTGTCCTCTGGCACTGACCACAATGCCCTGAACTGTCCGTCATACTTAGCCTTCACCTCATCGACTGATGACTTAGGATCACCATGAAACTCAGAAGGTATGTTAGCTTGGTTAGGTGCTTTGTGTGCCATACGTCCTGTCCATGCACCTATGCCCATAAACCTACCATGAATACGGCTATCGTCACCACAGTGTCCTAGCCACTCCACCAGTGAGCTTCTGCGTCCTTCAAGGGTCAACCACTCAGTTAATCGTTTGGCTCCTGTAGGTGCTGTCTCAGGCAGTGTGCTAAGGTTTGCCTCAGATAGTGTCCATCCGTACCTAGCAAACTTAGCCCCACGATCTTTGGTTTTGTTCTCTGTCATACGTAATGTGTCCTTTGGTTTTGTCCAATGGTTTCCAACCTGCATCCCATAGCCTTTCTATACGCATCTTAGGTGATGCAGGGTTGAACTCTACCCAATCATAGCATATTAATTGGGGTGGGTAAACTGATTTGTCAACCTTTGTCTTAGCATATTTTACTATTGCATTGACAACACCTGATACTGGTGAGCCATCTTTCTTCTTACGGTAGAGTATTCTATTCACCTCTTCTAGTTGTGGTGGAAAGTCTACCTGCAATCCTTCCTCTAGCTCTGTCATACGTAGTTCTATTTCATCTAGCAAATGGTCAGCAGGTTCTTTCTCGAAGTAGAAACCATTGCTTGTCATCTCTTCACATAGTATTTGTATGTCGTGTTCACACCTGATAGCATCCTTCCATACAGGGTCTTGTATAACTGGTAAGAACTTCTTGTATAGTTTAGTAGTGACAACCACATCCTGATGGCAGTAGTCAATCATCTCTTGTGTCAAGACAGAGAAATCATTGAAGTCCATCTTGAAGTCACCTAGTCTTTTACCCCATGCCTTAAGGCCATGCCCACCCTTTAGTCCGTAGTCTATAAGGCGAGACAGAACAAGAGTATCAATAACCATAAAAGGATTGATGCAATCTTTCTTGACCAACCTGTTGATAACACCAGCGTCAAAGCCAATCCCATTGTGGAAAACAAAACGGTCAACTGTACTACAAAACTCAATGAACCTGCCCCTTTCCTCTGGTATTGTATCCACATTCAAGAACTGGTATGTCTCTCCTGTGCCTACGTCCTGACCACAGACAACCCAAATGCGTGTAGCATCCAGTGCATCTGTCTCAATATCCATAGCAACTATCTTAGTCATCGTAGTGCCCTATTAAAATTTGTACAACTGTCACAGGCCATATAGCTGACACCATTGCAGCCCTTGTCTGATCCATCTCGTCATGCTTGTCAAGCAAATGGAAGATGGTAACGACATGAAGGTAGTGTAGTGCAGCACCGAATAGGTATATGACACCTGCGGTGATCATCCATATATCAGTAATCTCCATACTTTTCCTCTAGTGTGAATGACGCAGTGTTGAACTTGAGTTGACCTGCGTATCCTGTTGGGCCAACTGGTCTGTTCTTTGTGACCAGTAGCTTAGTTGTATTACGTTCATCAGCATCCTCTGCCATCTTGTCCCTCTGTAGTTCGACAACAACAGATGCTCGTTGCTCAATCATACGACAGTACTTGACAGCACCATCATCATTGGTGTGTCCGATAGTAATGATGCCGACACCTAACTCAGCAGCTAACTTAGACAGCCTGACAGATAGGTCAGCTAGGAATTGTTCCTTGCCCTCATCCCCTGCCATGTTAGCAGCTATGTCCTGTATCGGTTCAAAGAATATGTACCGAACACCACATGCCTGAGAAAGATACCTGATATGATTAAGAATGTCAAGGGGATCATCCTCATCATTCAAAAAGAATTGGTATAGCTTTTCGTCCTTGGTTAGGTCAACGATAGCTTCCTGTACTACTTCGTGTGCCTGTTCCTGTTCGATCAAGTCCTTTCGTGTCACGTTAGTACCTAAGTGATACGACACAAGACCTAAGATACTACGTAGCTTTGTCTCTTCCATATGCCATGCAGCGATAGGTATGTCAGGGTATTCCTTAAGGATATGGTACTCCAAGTACCGCATGAACTCCGTCTTACCTATGCCTGTCTGTGCCTTGAACAGGGTGAAGTGTCCCTGCATCAAGCCCATGCAAAGATCATCGAAGTCCTGTATCCCTGTCTTGACGTAGACATGGTGCTCCGCATTGTTGTACAGCTTAAGAAACTGGTCAGAGGTATTGATAATATTCTCAGGTGTATACTTCTGAGCATTGAACCAAGCATGAAAGTATGACTGACGTTGACCTGCCACAAGGAACTCGTTAGCATCCTTGTACTTATCGTGCTGCATACGATAGACTTTGTTAGGGAATAGGTTAGCTATCCTCTGAGCTATCGAATTACCTGCGTCATCATGTTCTATTGACAATACAATCTTGTCGAATGACTTAAGCCAATCCGTTACGTTAGCCCATATGCGTTTGCTTGGGTTACTAGATGGCAGTGACACAAAGGCTGAGTTGTACTTAGGATTACGGCACATCTGGTATGCTGACATGGCATCCAGTTCACCCTCAGTGATAGTCACAATCTTTCCTGACCCTGCGTTCCACAGGTTCATGCCGAACAGTTCATCAGCCTTCAAGTCCTTGGCTCTGAAATCTTTTGGGAAGAACCTAGTCTTGATACCGCCAGATGGATAGGGGTAGTCTTGCTTGACCTCTTCCCCTGCACTGTTCAGGTATGTCTTGACCCCATAGAACTCCATTGTATCTTTGGATATTCCACGCAGCCCTCTGACCACAGGAGTTAGCACCTCAGTTGGCACTGGCCTGATGGTCTGTTGTTGTCTTTGTTCTGTCATTCCGTTAGCCTTCTCTCTATATCCACAGTCAGGGGTGAAGCAGTGAGCATGACCGTCAGAATACCTAGCCAAGTTATCGGCTGACCCACACTCAGGGCATGATTCCTTACGGATAAAGGTACTCTCTTGCATCATATCATCACCGCCTCAAACACTCCGTCCCAATACGTTTGCTCTAGAATGTCTATTATAGTCTTGTATTCTTTCTTTGTCAAGACATCTTGTGACCACTCATTACCTTGTTCATCGTAGAGGTAAAGGATACGCAGCTTAGGTGGATGTTCGACAACCCATGCGGTTGGGCTATCTTCCCAATCATCATAGTAATAAACTCCATCAGTTACTACTTGCCAACTGACTTCGTAGTTCTCACCTCTGATTGCAACGTCAATGTTATCCATTTTATTTTTCCTCTTGACAAGTTAGAAGAACACTTGTATAATAGGGCTTGCCTCTGGCAAGGGTACATATGCACTATACACTATTCTGATGTGTATGTCAAGTCACCCTTGCTGATCCTACTTATATAATATTCTTCTGCTTCACGTATTTGTTCCTCTGTTTCCTCTAGCCAGTCAGCTTCTAAGATACGATCATCTAATTCACTGACTGACCTAGGGAGTATAGCAGACTTTTTCTTTTTATTATCTATTCCCATTTACTTTCCCATTCTTCCTGAGTTATGCCAGTCATTATAAACCCTCTCTCATCTGGTGTCAAGTCAGGCATGACATCTTTGATAAGACTACCACCTTCCCATTCATTGATCTGTTCCTGAGTGACATCAATATCCATTGTAGATATATTACCTGTCAAGCCAGACCGTCTTATGATAAGCATTGGTTTGTCTCCTTTAAGTGTTTCCATGCTACGTCTGTAACATTTTCTATTTGATAAATCAACTCCATAAAATCCCAATTCTCGTAGGGTTCATAGGTGTTTTCCTTTACCCAATGCTCTAGTGTGTTGTCAGGTAGACCGTTCCAGTACTCAGGTAAAGGTGTGGTCAGAAATTCACCTGACATTTCCCTAAGCAATTTATCATATGTCATATCAGAAACTTGTCTTTGTCATTGACTTGACCATACGTGCTGTACGTGACAAGACTTGACGTTGCTTTTGTACTTTAGTCAACTCTTCCTGAGCAAACCTAGCATCTCTGACACCAACAATTACTTTGGCCTGACGTAGAACCTGACACCTATAGACAACACGGTTGAAGTATTCATTGTTGTCAAGTGCAATTTGTTTCATTGTCTTAGGCCATCCGTTCTCATAGTTGATACGCAATGCGTCATCAATGCTTGCATAGTTGTACGAGTGGATCATTGCCTTGGTCATATGTCCAGTGTAGCTTGTGTACAGGTTAGGCATGTTAGTTTTTACGATAGGATTAGTCATTGTGTTTTCCTTTTGGTTAAGGTTAGATTGATACGATACATTCCACATGATAGGCTGAAACTTTACGGCCCGTCAAGAGTTTTTTATTGGCACGATTACCTGCGACATATTTGCACCACGTATTCCACCAATAGGCACTACCCTTTTGTTGTGTCAGCTTTACATAGCTAGCAACTCTTTTGTCAATTAGTGCCTTGCTTGCACTCTTGCTGATTGTGACTTCAGAGTATTTCATTCCTAATCTTTTCAGATTGTGACTGTCGATGCAAGCCACATTGAAACCTAAGCATTGGGCAACAAAAGCTGCCTTGACCATACCTAAGTTAGGTACTTTCATCAATAGTTTGATAGCTTCTTCACAAGTCTCAGGCTTTCTTGCACCTTTTTCTAGCAGATACTGTAGCCTTGACCATAAGAAATCTTTGTTGTCTCTGGCATAGACTAAGCCGCATCCTTTTTGGCCCCAAAGAAACTTTGATTGAATGTCATTAGCCTTTATGTCTTGACGTTGTGCCTTTACAGTAGATAACCCTGCCTGAATTGTACACAAGACAAATTCTATTACATCAACTAGGCCATCACTGCCTTTGTTACTTACGTGTTCTTTGATTAGTCCTACATCTTTGCGGTACATGGTTTCACCCTTTCTCTATGTGTTACCTTACATTCCATAAGTGTTTAAAATTTCTGTGGCATAATCAAATGCCTCTCTTTCATCTTCAATACCGTAGCAAGTAAAGCAATGATAGTCAACCCATTCACCACCTATAGGTGTTTGAAAGTTAAATGTAGCTTGACCATTCCATTCAATCCGAATGTGTTCGCCGTGGTATTCTAATTCTAAATGATACATTTTATATTTTCACTTCCTTGCTTGTTTAACTTTCCATCTTGTACCACTAGCTTAAGTGATACAAAAAAGAATGTCAAGGGTTATTTTACCTTCTATTTTTACCTATGCGAAACCATCCACCAAATGCACCATATAAAGTAAAAAAACTTATTGTATCACCATTATTTTTAATTAAGCAAAGATAGTTGCATCCTGCGTTTGGACTACAGTCTGAACGATCTATTTTAAAAGGATTCCTAAACTTAATATTAGTATTTTTACCTAATGATATCCACATTTTGTTTTCCTTTCGGGTTTGATTTAACGTTCCATCGTGACCTTGCACATGGCAGGGCCAAAAGAGATCGTTAATCTTTCAAACTGTTTTTGTTATCAGAGAATAAAGTTATCTCAAACACACCACCTTCAGTTTTAATCCTTATTTTTTTGACCCATGAGCCCGTACCCTCTAGCTGATATGTTTCGGTTTCAATTTCTTCTACGTGATGGATGCTTAAGTTAGTCATTTTGTTTTTTCCTTTGGTTCGTTTCGATGTAATAACATTGGCATGAACCAAAAGAGATTGCAAGAGAAATAAAGTATAGCTAAAATTATACTAAAGGATAATCAAAATGGGGCATTGGTACTAAATGGATTTTAGGTATCAGACCACTAGAGAAACCGTTTACCCCACTCAGAGAGGCTAATATTGAGTGTCAGAGCTATTTCACGGTTTGTTCTCATTTGTGTTGCCTGTTTGTTCCTATCAGCAGGACTAGAAAAGGCATTAATAAGAACAGCTAAGGAACACCAAAGAACAAACCAAGGTGGTAGCATAGAAGGTGCAATGATTTCAAAGGGATGTAGCTTGTGAGTGCATATGTGATCACATTTCCCATAGAAAATACATTATGTGATCACAAAAGAGAGCCAAGCAAGCCAAGGTAATACATTTGTGATCACAAAAGGGTGTGGGGCAGTTACATTTGTGATCACAAGAGGGTGGGCATGGGGGTGCGGGGGTATCCTTGTGTATGTACAATGCGACTAAACACT